CCTGGTCCTCAATTCATGCTATAGTTATGGAGATGTCTTTAGATGCTACTGGACTGAGTGGGAGTTTATTGACATTCTCTGACGATGGACTTCTCTTGTTCTTTGCAAAATCGGCGGCAACTAAAGAGGAAATAGCGTTGACAGTTGAAATAATCAGGAAGATATATGCAATGTGCGGTTTGATATTTCATACTACTAAGACGATGGTGTCATCTAATGTATGGGAATATTTGGGTGATGTATGCTATGACAATAAGCTAATCCCTATGTATCTAAAGGAAGTGTGTTCTATCGGATCAAGAATGGATACAAAAGGAGTTTCTCCATTCTATATGACTATAAAGACATTAGAAGGCCAATGTGATGCAGCAGTCAAAGCCGGTCTGAACCCTCTAATTAGCTATACTTTGAAGAGATTCCATTATTCAAAAAAGATGGAAAGATTTTCTGATAAATTTGACTTTGCAGAGGAAGAACTCTTTGCCATTCTACCGCCATCCATGGGAGGGCTCAGGATTACATCACCATTTGAAATGACACTTCGGTCAACTGTAGACTTAGACTCAGAAGTTATTGCTGACATCTTATTATTAGGAGAAGCCTACCCTGACATCGGTGGTGCAATAGTTACTAGAATGAAACATGACGCTAAAGATACACCCAACATACTATCTTCAATCATGCAAGGCTCACGATTCAGAATCCAGACTCCTCCAACCTCAGGCTATGCTGTTCTTAACAGAGCAATTGACAAAGTGATAGACTCTCATGATTGTCCTGTAGTTTTAGCGTCTAACCCTTTAGAAGGTAATTTTGGAGCAAGGCTAAAGAGCATGCTTCCTTTCATTCAGAATTTAGATCCTAAGATGATATGCGATTTAGTCATGGCAACTCCAGATTGGCAAGAATTCGCTAAGTCTCAATCAGTGGTAAGAGGATCTGGGGCAGTAAAGCTTATGAAAAGAGCTCATATAAGATCACTTCAGAGCAGTGATACTAGGAATGTTAGAGGGGCTATCAACCTATGGCTCGAAGCTCTTAGGGGTGAAATCTCAAGTATGAATGACTTATATAAGGCATCTAAATATTTGGAGTCAAGAGCATATAGAGGATGTTCAGTCAAGGAATTGAAGCCGAGTGCTAGGTTGGTTCTAAGAAGATGCACAAAAGATCAGGCAAAGATCAATTTAAGAGTTGATTATTCTGGTGGTGTATCAATGGCAGGTGCGGTCTACGCTGAGCCTAAGAGTCATCATCCAAATGATATGACGACATCATCCTGGAATTCTGAGGCCACTGGCGATACAAAGATTCGAGCTGTTAGAAAATTCGCATCCATGGCTGCAAAAATCTCAGCTTCACATCCAGATGCGGAACCATTGATTAGGGGACTATCATTAGCAGTTGGAATTGAGTTACCAGCTATGAGGAATGACATAATAAGAAGTGCTCACAGAGCGATTGGTGCTTCAGGAGCGAATTTTGACATATCTTTGTATTTACCAAGGGCATATCAATCGGGTTGCAGAGCTTTCTACACTGAGGAAGAATCATCATTAGTTTATGAATTAGAGAGAGGTGATAGGACGACATACCTTGAAAGTGCAAAAGCCCTTGCATTTCCAGCATGGATTAGCAAATTGTATAAATATAAGGATGGAGGGAATATCCCTGAGACTTACTATTTCGTATATGACCATGGTATGTTCAATGAAATGCACACGAATTCTCAGATGAAAATACTACCTGGATTCAGACCTACTCATTCTAGACCATATAGAGACTCAAATTTGAAAAATGATTTCACACAATCAGTTCTTGAGTACATAAGATATAATAAAGACATGTCCAGAATTAGAAATGCAGAGCAGTCAGCAATCGAACTTGAAGATCTAGACAAAGGCTTCATAAAGGAAATAGGAGCATTATCATTAGCAA